AGGTGGTGAATAGGGCCGGTGACCTGGCGGGAAGTCGTCATCCCATCTTTCCCCGTTCAGCCATGTAGCCGGGTGCGGGATGAATTCAGGTTCTCCCCGATCTTTCCATATGCGTGCCCATTCGAACAGGGCGGTAAATATAAGCGAATGCTGATTCGTGGTAATTTTGTTCCATGCGCGGCGCGCGTCCTTCTTTGCGACCCGGCGAGGGTAAAGTGACCAGAAGTCGTCGAAGGTGACGACTATCTCTGTTTCTTCCTGCCTTATGGGGACTACAGCCATCAGCCCTCCTTGATATTTTTCACCTTAAAGCCGCCCCCTACCCCAAATGCAGGTAAAGGGAGGTCTTCGGCGTCACCCCGGATATACCGGATACCCATGCTCGCATTTGCGAGGCCCCAGGCTTGGGTATTCAGCCAGCCCGCCGGATTGTTCGGGAGTTGCACCCTAGCTTTCGCATACCGGCTCCTCTTTTCTTCCGCGCAACCGAGGTTGGTTCTTGCTTTCGTGCGGAGTACGGTCGGCCCAAAGAAAAACCCCAGAACACTTTGCGGGGCTGGCCCTTGGCTGGGCAATCGAAACGGCACACGATACGTTTCGACCACGCAGCCCCGCAAAACGATCTGGGGTTGATTGTGTCGTGTGCACGTTCGGTTGCCACACCGACAGTTTGTATTATCCGCATTATTTTTGGTTTGTCAAGCCACATGAGCCCAAGAACGGTAATCCATTACCACGCCCTCCAAATCCGCTCATGCCGCCCCGAGGCGGTCACGCGCTGCATGGGTAAGGGTTGGGCCTTGCCGGCGTGTTCGCAATCCGAAAGCCTTTTCCGCACGGCGTAGCTGTCGATGTTGAGATAGGCCGCGATCTGTTCGGCACCGAGCGGCCCCTTCTCGCGCAACACGGCAAGGATGTCTGCACATTGGCCGGCAGCGAATTCCCGCACCCTGGCTGCAGAATCCTTGCTTGTGCCTGGGTCTGATCGGCGGGCATGAGTCGCCGCATCGAAGTCGATTGCCAGTTGATTGTCGGTCATTTTGCGCCCCATCCTGATTTCAGATTAGCGTCTCGTATTGGCATTGATTTGCATAGTATATTAGCGTTTGCTGAGACGCTTTTGTCGGTTCCTTTAGGACGTCTACTTCATGTTAGAGCTTTCTTTGGTGTATTTCACTCCCGCCGCAAACCCCCTCCTAAACGCCGCACGTTGCATAGCGGTGGCACCAATATTTGCCAAATCATTCCAATCTAATCCTTCCCCTACGTCGGCTCTGGCGAGCTTTTCGATCAGCAACATAAGCTCTAACCCGCCAGTCGACGCGGACTGTCCGACGATGCCTTCGCTTTCCGTTGTCTCTTGCTTGTCGTTCATCGCTATCCCTTTCGTTTGTCCTCGGCCAGCCGGTCACTTGGTTTGTTAGGTGCCTTGGGGTATGGCTCAGGCCGGTAGCGCAAACTTGCAAAAATCTCGGCCCTACGCCGCCCCTTAGCGTTGATAAAAACATACCTGTGTTTCCGTGGTCGGTCTTGCAAGCTGAACCTGTCGCCGAATTCGGCGCGTATCTGCTCGGCGGTGTATTTATCGGCGAGCGTCTGGCAGTGCTTGCTCATTCCGTCAATCGTCCAATTCGTGCGCTTCGCGGAAAGCCCGGTGTAAATCCAGTTTGTCGCCTGATACACAATCCCGACGTGTCCTTGCTGAATCTCGGCAAACGACACAACAATCTCCTTTCCAGCCCTTCCCACAGTGCGCCCAATCAGGAAGCTTTCACCGTTGCGCGGTACGCTGTCGCAAACCCATAGCCGCGTCAGTTCTGCCACATTGCAGGCGTGTTCTGGCCCTGCTATCCCGCTGCGCAGCGGTGCGCTACTCGGCGTGCCGTAGCAAACAACGCCCTTGAGGCTATCGCCGAGAAACAAACCAAACGCCACGCTGCACGGCGCTTTGCGGTGTAGGTAGTGTTCCCGCACAATCACCGACATCGCTGTCGCGTAGTCAATTTGCCGTATCTGGTAGTTCTCAAGCGCCATGTTTTCTCCGTAGCTTCGTCGGCACCTAACAAGTCATTCCACCGGACGGCCTTCGGCCGCGCGGTGAATTCCGGCGTTCGGGATCACACCAAACTTATCGCGGAACACGTTGCCAATGAGCCGGTTCAGTTCATCCGCTGCTGTTTCGCGCCCAAGTTTAAATTCGGACTCCAGTGCAAACCCAATGTCGAGGAAGTCGTTGAAACTTTCCAACTTGATGCGAAAGTCTTTCCCCCGCACAACAATCGTCGCAAAGCCGCTTTTGTCGGCTGGATCGGTGCTGCCTTCCCACTGTCTTACGCTCATGATCCCGAACCCTCCGTTCCAGAGGGACGCTTCGCCGATAAGGCCGGCTCGCGCCCCTGAACTGCATCGTTAGCGCCCTTCACTCGCGCCACCATTGCCTCGTGCATGGCTTCCGCCTCGTCCCAGGTGGTGCAGCGGTCTTGTTCTTGGTCGAGCGAGCCACCGAACACCATCGTTTCAAACAGCATCGGAGGGCCATCACCGAAGGAGTAGTCGAGCGAAAGGAAAACCGTGCTTACTCTCACGCCATCTATCGTTTCGTCGGCCACTCTCCGGTTACCGGCGTTCTCGAACCACTTCGCCCACGTCATCAGGTCGCCACATTCAACCGCCCGCTTTCCGTCAAGAATGTATCTTTTGCCCATGTTCTTTCTCCGTAGTTGGCCGGGCGCTAACCCGGCAGTCGAGAGGGAGCCTCCGGCGATAATGCCGCCTCCGGCCCCCTCACTTTTTCGTTGGGCATCACTTCACAGTCTTCCTAGAGCGTTTCTTTATCGCCGCCCACGCCGCCTTATGCGATTTGAAATGATTTTCGACATGCTTCGGAAGTTTCCCCTTCTTCACCCATAAAGAAACGGTTGCCCTTGTATAGCCGAGCGCGTCGGCTGCCGCTATCTGACTGCGGAAATATCGGACTAGCTGATCTGGTGTTATTTTTGACATGGACGAATCCTATGTCCTCGCATTGGCTTTGTCAAGATACTTGACATTTGTTTTTCTGGCGATTATATTGGAAGCGTTTAACCAAACAACTACAACAGGAGGCCACATGAACACCTACCGCAACCAACTCCGCGCCGACGAGGCGCGCATCGACCAGGACAGCCCCATCGTGCCGGAAGTGATGGCCATGTCCGAACGTGCCGAGCGCTTCTCCGCTCTCGCCCATCACTACGCCGGCGCTGCCGACTTCGAGGCCGCCCAGCGTCAGCGCATCGGGCGCGACCCCAAGGCGCTGATTGCCTTGTTCACCGGCCAGATCGGCGGGCCGTCTGCCGAAGACTTCGCCATCCTCCTGCGCGAACTGCATGTCTACCTGCGCCTGCGCCCGGAACTGGAAGACGCAGATTTCCATGTGGAGCACGCAGCCGCCGAAATGCAGGCAGCGGCGGACAGGGAAGTGCAGCGCCGGGAAGAAGACTTGGACGCGCCGGCCGCAGCTGCTTCCGATGAAGCCTATGACCGCAAGGTCGATGCCGGGCTGATCGGGCGCAGCGAACTCAATCCGGAGGTCGCATGAAACCGCCGCGCTTTACCGACAACCACCGTTTCCCGCATGGCTACACGCCGGCTGCGGCAACCGACATCACCAAGACCTTCGCGCGCGCACGTCAGGAGATCGAGGCGACCAAAGCCAAGCAGCAGGAGCAGCACGCCATTCTCACCATCAAACCCAGGAGAACCGCATGAGCAACGCACTCTCGACACTGACAAGCAGGCTGGCCGCGCGCCTTGAAATGGGCGACGGGTCCGGTTTGATCGAAACACTTAAGGCGACCGCCTTCAAGGGCCAGGTCAGCGACGCCCAAATGACCGCGCTGATGGTGGTGGCCAACCAGTACGGGCTGAACCCATGGACCAAGGAAATCTACGCCTTCCCCGACAAGAACAACGGCATCGTGCCGGTGGTCGGGGTGGATGGCTGGGCGCGCATCATCAATAGCCATCCGCAATTTGACGGCATGGACTTCGAGCAGGACGACAAGGCTTGCGCCTGCATCATCTACCGCAAGGATCGCAGCCACCCGGTGCGCGTGACGGAATACCTGAGCGAGTGTAGCCGCAGCACTGGCCCTTGGTCATCACACCCCAAGCGGATGCTACGCCACAAGGCCATGATCCAGTGCGCCCGCATCGCTTTCAGCTACGGCGGAATCTACGACCAGGACGAGGCGGAACGCATTGTGGAGGGCACAGAGAGCGTTGGTGGCGCTTCCAGCGGAACCACCATCGACGGTGCCACCGGAGAGGTCGTCGGCAGGAAAGAGCCGCCCGCTTACCCGGCTGACCTGTTCGAGAAAAACCTGCCGGCATGGCGGAAGCTGATTGCCGACGGCAAGAAGACCGCCGACGACATCATCAAGACGGTCGAGGCCAAGGGAGTCCTCACCGAAGAACAGAAAAAAACCATCCGGAATTCCACCGCCGGAAGCTCCGCACAAGATGCGCAAGGGGGTGCGGGTGCGGCCGCGCAGAACCCCTCGGGCGACGGCGTGATGACGACCGAGGAAATCGCCGAAATCCATGCCCGTGAAATGGCCGAAGCCGGGCAGTAACGATCAACGAGGCGACGAGCGGCGATCTCGTCCATTGCTGCGAACCGTTCGTTCCAGTCGGCGTCGCCTCACCAACACAAGGAGCAGACATGCAAATCGCTGAAAACGTAATTCAAGGTTCGCCGGAATGGCTGGCCCTTCGCGCCAAACGCTTCTGCGCATCCGAAGCGCCGGCCATGCTCGGCCTGAGCAAAAAACTGTCGCGCAACGACCTGCTGCGCATGAAGGCGACGGGAGACGAACGCGAATACTCGGCATGGGTGCGCGACAACGTGCTGGCCAACGGCCACGCCGCGGAAGCCGCTGCGCGACCGCAAGCCGAGGCATTCATGCAAGAAGACCTGTATCCGTGCACCGGCATGCTGGAAGTCGATGGCCTGCCGCTGCTGGCCAGTTTCGACGGCGTGACGATGGATGAGTCAGCCGTTTGGGAAAATAAACTCGCCAATGCCGACCTGATCGTCGCCCTGCGCGATGGCGTCGTCGGCGACGAATACTGGCCACAACTCGAGCATCAACTGCTGGTTTCTGGTGCCGCGCGCGCCTACTTCACGGCCAGCGACATCGACGGTGCCTGTCGCGGCTTCGTCTGGTACGAATCCGCGCCGGAGCGCCGCGCCCAGGTCATCGCCGGCTGGAAATTGTTCGCCGAGGATCTGGCCAAGTACCAGCCGGCCGAGGTCATCCCTGCAGCCGTCGCCGCACCCATAGAAGACCTGCCGGCGCTGACAGTGGAAATATCGGGCCGCGTGCTATCCACCAACCTGGCCGTCTGGCAGGACACGGTGAAGGCGCGCATCCAGGCCATCAGCACCGACCTGCGGGACGACAACGACTTTGCCACGGCCGAGAGCACGGTGAAGTTCCTCGAGGACGGCGAGAAGCGGCTGGCGCTGGTCAAGTCGCAGGCACAGGCACAGGCAGCGGACATCGTCACCCTGTTCCGCAGCATCGACGCCATCGCCGCCGAAATGCGCGCCAAGCGGCTGGAACTCGACAAACTGGTCAAGGCACGCAAAGAGGCCATTCGCGGCGAGATCATGCAGGCCGGGAAGGATGACCTGCGCGCGCACATCGACGGCCTCAACAAGCGCCTCGGCAAGCCCTACATGCCGGACACGGCCTGGGCCGACTTCGCCGGCGCCATGAAGAACAAGCGGACAGTCAAGAGCCTGCGCGATGCCGTTGATGCCGAACTGGCTGGCGCCAAGCTATCCGCCAACGCCGTTGCCGACCGCATCCAGATCAACCTGAACAGCCTGCGCGAACTTGCCGCAGACCATGCCTTCCTGTTCGCCGACGCCGCGCAACTGGTGCTGAAGGACAACGATTCGCTGGTGGCCATCATCAAGCAACGCATTGCCGAACATGAGGCGGCAGAGACAAAGCGCAAGGCGGCAGAGGCTGCGGCGCAGGCAGCGGCCGCACCTGTGGCAGCAGCACCATCGCCAGCCATCGCCCAAGCCGACGCGCAGAGCGCGGCCGGGGAGCGGACGGCAGCGCAAGTACCACGCGCCGCATCTGGTGGCGGCTCCATGTTGACCACCGGACGCATGCACGACCTGATCGACGAGGCGACGAAGGACATGACCGTCGACGAACTCTGCATTGTGCTGGAGGTCGTCAAGGAAATCCGCGCGAAGCGTCCGGCGAGGGCGGCAGCATGAACGCCGGAGCCCTGAACATCGAGACGGCGCCGGTCGACTCCAGCCAGATCGCCGAGATCGGCTACGACGCCACAACGCAGACCCTGGCCGTGCGCTTCAAAAGCGGCGGGCTCTACCACTACAGCGGCGTCGAGAAGGAACTCTACGACGACATGCGCGCCGCCAAGTCGCTCGGCGCCTTCTTCTTCAAGAGCATCAAGGCCGGGGGGTTCGCCTACAAGCGGTTCATGGATGCAATGAAGACGCGGATCATGGGGTCGAAC